GTCACGGTGCCGTCGGTGGCGATGATGAGGTACGAATCGCTCACGATCGCGCCGTCCTTTATGCATGGGAAGTACAGCGGCGTCCACGGTCTCCACCCCTCGGGGATGGTGCAGACCGACGCGCTCTCCCACTGGGCGCTCGGCGACGTTCCCGCGCTCATGAGCGTCGCGGTGGTGCCGTGCGCGTGGAAGTAGTTCGTGCCGGTCCCCGTTAGCGTCTGCGTGGTCGAGGCCGTGGCGGGGAGGTCGGCCATGAGCACGTCGGCCACCACGTCGGTGCCGAGGTAGGTCACGCGCACGCGGTCGCCCGCGCTCGCCGCCCTGCACTCCGCGCCAGCCTTGACGGTGATGGTCGCGCCAGCCACGGTCACGTCCAGCGTGCCGTCTCCGTTGTTCGCGGTCACGGTCGCCCAGCGCCAGCGCGCGGCGCGCGTGGGCGCGCCCGGTGCCATGGAGTCGGCGATTGCGGCCGCCGCCTGCTCGATGCTAGCCACGCTCGAACCTCCTTAGCTCGCTCGTGCACATGCAGCCCGCGCTGCCCACGTCGATTTCCTGCGTCCTGATGACGTACGTGCCGCTGTAGCCCATGTTCGGCCACATGACGCGCACCACGTCGCCAACACGCGCGCCGCACCACACGTGACTCAGCGTGAGCCGCCGTATGACGCTCTGGTTCGTGCGCAGCAGCTGCAGCGCCTTGATGGTCGCGGCGTACTGGGTTGACGTGTCGTTGTAGAAGTACTTCGCGACCTTGCGCCGCCCGAGGTTCATGACCGACCATGGCGATGACGCGTCGTTGTCCACCGCCTCGCCGATGGTCGTGGCCTCGTCGGTCTCGTAGACGGCGAGCACCACGTTGCACACGTCGCGCGTGTCGCGCTCGTAGGTCGATTCGTCCAGGAACGTCGCGTTCGCGCCCTGCTGGAACGTCCACCGCGCGGGCGCGGCGTCGACGTCGGTCTCGGGGTACATCAGGACGCGCCCCCACTGGTCGGTCTTTGCGGCGGAGTAGTCGGCCATGCGCAGCAGCGCGTTGATGCAGTCGAGCTTGCTGCCGCCCTCGTCGTCGCCCGAGTCGTCAAGGCCGAACGCCCACGCCGTGCCGAGCGTGTAGCTGCTCGGCGAGTAGAGCACCGTGAGCCCCGCGCCCTCGGCGATGGACTTGGCGTACTCCACGGCGTTGGTGCCGGCGGGAATCACGATCGGCGCGTCGAAGCTGTCCTCCTGCAGCTCGGTGAGCCGCCCGTCGAGGTGCATGGTGCAGTCGACGTTGCTGCCCGAGATGTCGCGCGACGGGATGGACGAGAGGAAGGTCCCCAGCACCACGCTCTCGGTAGAACCGTCCTCGAACGTGGCGTCCAGGTAGATGCGCACGAGGTCGGCCTTCACGTCTACGAACTCGCTGGAGTCCGCCTTCGCGCTCTCGAACGTCTGTGTGTCGTTGTTCACGGTGATGGAGCCGCCGCGCATGCCGTCCAGCCGCGCGGTCTCGTTGCCCGTGTGCCGCGAGACCCGCATGTAGCGGTAGGACGCGGTGAACGGCTTGGTCCAGTCGGCCATGGACTACACCTCCCGCCAGCGCACCGCGTCCCAGTCGATGTCCACATGCCACGCCTTGCCGACGTCGCGCGACCACGACGGTCGGGCGTTGACGCGCCAGCGGTGGCCGAACGGGTCACGCAGCCACACGACGGGGTAGGTCATGAGGAGCGACACGATGCCGTCCACCGTCTCGCGGGAGTCCGTGTCGAAGCCGAGCGAACCGCTCTCGTCGCGCTGGTCGGTGCCGTACCAGACGGGAAGCCCGCCGCCCGCCCCGCCGTCGGCGAAGTGGTACGCCTCGCCTCCCTGCTCCATCGAGTAGGAGCTGGACGGGTTGTAGCGCAGCGTGTGCAGGATGGTGCCGTCCCCGGCGTTGAACGCCCACGTCTTGACGGCCACCTGCGCGGTCGCGGAGACGGTGGCGGACGGGGCGCCCGTGAGCGGGTGGACGCAGCGCGTCTCGTAGGTCACGTCCACGCCCAGCGGCGCCAGAAGGTCGGTCGCGGATGCCGTGCCGGTCGCGTTGGCAAGCTGCGTGCGCGTGCCGTCTGCGTTCACGCGCCACACGGTCACGCCCATGCCCTCGGCGGTCGCGGTGACGGCCACGGAAGACGTGGACGTGTCGGCGGTGACCTCGATGGTCGGCGCGTCGGGCGCGACCCACGACGTGGCGAACTCGGTGGTCACGGTGGTCGAGACCCCGGCGCCGCCCCGCACTTGGACGTCCACCGAGTAGGTCGACTCGTTCTCGAGCGAGCCGTCGTACGACCACGACGTCACGCCGGGGTCGATGCTGGCCGCCGTGATTCGCTCGCGGTCGTGGTCGTAGAGCACGACCTCCTGCGCGGTGATGTTGCCCGTGCTGTCCTCGGCCGTCCACGTCACCACGAGCGGGAGCGTGCTCACGGTGGAGCCGTCCAGCGGGCTGGTGATCGTCACGACGGGAGCCATGAGGACCTCGAAGCGCGAGACTGCCGCCGAGCTGGTCTCGTCGCCGCCGCGGGCGACGGCTTGCAGCTGGTAGGCGCCAGAGACGCTTACGGCCTGCGAGACCGCCACGCTCAGCGTGGCCAGATTGTAGTAGCCGCCATAGGGGACGGGCGTGGCGTGCGCCGTGTAGACGGACGTGCCGACCTGGTCGAGCACGTCCCACACGACGTCGGTGGTCGCCGAGTCCACCAGCACCGAGGCGTCGATGGTGTCGTTGTCGCCCATGACGGCGTTGGGCTGCCGCTGCCAGATGGGAGTGAGCCTTGCCATGCGCCTACCTCCTCACGGAGCCCATGCTCTTGCGGGCGTTGACGCGCTCGGCCACGACGTCCAGCGCAGCGGCGAGCCTTGCGTCAGCGGCCACCAGCGAGCCGTCGATGTAGTAGTTGTTGACGATGCCCTTGTCGGTCGCGCCAGACGCCGAGAAGCTGGCGTTTCGGTCGAACCCCACGGCGTCGGCCACGGAGTCGGACGCGCTGCGCATCGAACGCACCGCGTCGCCCGCGCCGTCCTCGATGCCGTCTGCAAGGCCCTGCATCATGTAGCCGCCCATCCTAGCCATGAGCTTGGACGGGGACGCGATGCCGAAGAACGACTTGAGCGTGCCGATTGCGTTGGAGCAGAGGTTGCTCACTGCGTTGGTCACCCAGCCGACCGCGCCGCTGATGCCGTTCACGAGGCCCTGGATGATGTTTCGTCCAGCGTCCAGCAGCCACGACGCGGCGCCAGAGAACGCGCCAGTCACCGCAGACTTGATGTTGCCGAGCGCCGTGCGCACTCCCGTGATTGCGTTCGACGCCGCAGTGATGAGCGCGTTCATCGCGTTCGACCACACGCTGCGGATGGTCGCGCCCACGTTGGTGATGATGGTCTTCACCGTGTTCAGCGCGTTGCTGATGGTCGTCTTAATCTTGCCGAAGATGCTCACGATGGCGTTCCGCGCGTCCTCGTTGGTCGCGACGAACGCGATGATCGCGCCGATGACGGCGGCGATGATGGTGATGGGGCCGCCGAGCACGGACGTGATGAGGGCGACGAGTCCGGGCACGCTGCCGACCATGGCAAGCGCTGGCCCCACGACGGTCGTGAGGAACGTGACGGCGCCGCTGATTGCGCCGATGATGGTCGTGATGACGGACGCCGCCGCGATGCCCGCGACGATGCCCGCGATGATGGGCACGATAGGCGCGATGAACTCGAGGAACTCGCCGATTGCGCCAGCGATGGACGCCACGATAGGCTCGGCGGACGCGAACGCGTCGGCCATTCCGTTGATGAACTCGGTGATGCGCCCGTCCTCGTTCAGCGAGTCGTACACCGACTGCATGGTGTTCGTCACCGCTGCGGCGAGCTGCCCAGTCGCGCCCTCGAAGGTGCTGGACGACGTTGCGGCTTCCTGCGCAACGTCCGTCAGGCCGAGGTTCATGATTGCCTGGTTGAACTCCTCGGCGCTGATTTCGCCGTTGGCCAGCGCGTCGCGGAACGTCCCCATCGAGTCGTCCCACGCACCCATTGCCAACAGTTCGTCCTGAATCGCGCCAGAAGCGCCAGGCAGCGCGTTGACAATCTGGTTCCAGTCTTGGCTCATGAGCCGTCCAGCGCCGTTGACCTGCACGATGGCGTTGGCAAGGTACCCGAACGACTCGGAGTTGCCGCCAGCCACGGCGTTGAGGTTACCCATGGCCTGCGTGAGCGAGTCGTAGTCTTCGACGCCGTTCGTAGCGAGCCTTGACGTGGTGTTGAGAATCTCGTTCAGGTCGTACACCGTCTGGTCGGCGTACTCGCGGATGGACGCGGTCGCCGACTCAATCTCGGCTTCGTCAAACCCCGCGAACTCCATCGAGGTCGCGAACTTCGTCAGCGCGTCGCTCTGCTCGATGCCCGCCTGGAAGTAGTAGCTGAACTGCTGCGCCGCTTCCGTGGCGAGCGATGACATGATGTTGCCGAGCGCGACGGCCGCCGCCGTGCGGAACTTGTCGGCGAACGTGTCGCCTGCGGCCGTGCCCGCTGGCCCCATGCCAGTCTTCGAGCGCTGGTTGAACTCGTCGGAGAACTCGGCCCCCGCCTCGGTGCCAGTGCCAGCCATGGCCTGCTTCACCGCGTCGGCGACCGCCGTGCCTTCCAGCCGCGGATAAATCTGGAGGTATGCAGATGCAATCTCACCTGCCATCATTCACCTCCCGTCGTCTTCTGTCTCAGAACCTCGTCCACCCACGCGCGGTTCGCGAGTGCGGCCTTCGCGTGGCGCTCGTCCTGCTCGCGCGACGCGGGCGTGCGTATGGGTTCCGGGGCGTTCCTGTCCTTGATGCCGTCCTCGGTGTTCTGCCACTTGAGGACGCGCAGCGAATACTCGATGGACGCGAGCAGGTACTCCGCCTCCGTCCACTCGGCCGCCGTGTCGCGCCAGACCCTAGCCCCAGCGGGGAGCTGCGCGGCGCAGCACGCGGCATGGGCCACGGAGTAGTCGCGACCCATGCCGTCCAGGTTGAGTCCGTAGGTTTGCTGGAGGTCAGCCCGCAGCTCGCACGGCTTGTCTCGCATGAGCCGCGCGAGCAGCATCAGTTTTTTGCGGCGTCCCCGACGGACTGGACGGCCGCCACGAGCAGCTCGCCCATCTTCTGGAACTTGCCGCCCAGCGTGCGGGCGTACTCCCTGTCGCGACCAGCGAACGCCGCGCGGAAGCACCGAACGAGCGCCTTCGGGTCCTCGTCGGCGGTGAGAATGTCGCAGACGAACTCGTAGTCGGTGAGAACCGAGTCGTCCGCCTCGAACTGCTTGCCCTCGAACTCGAAGGTGACCATTAGGAAGCCACCGCCTCGATGTAGTCGTAGACGGAGACGCCAGTCTGGTCGATGTTGCAGGTGATCGTGATCTCGCGGCCTGCAATCTCGCCAGCGGCCAGCGAGAGGTCGCCCACGGAGGTCACCTGTCCAGCGGGGATGACCTGACGCCACTTGCGGCCGTCACGCAGCACGAGCTCGAAGACGTAGATGCGGTTGGCGTTGGAGTGGTCGCCGTGCTTCACGATGAGGTCGCCGCTGTTGGAGACGGTCACCATGTCCTGCCCGTACGTCTCCTTGAGCGCGGGCTCGTTGACCTCGATGAGCTTGAGGGTCACGGTCTCGGTGCGGGAGGAGGTCGCGGTGTAGACGGTATCGCCGTTCATGTCCTTGAGTGCCGTGGTGTCGGTCTCGATGGACTCAGAGATGCCGTCCTCGCTCACGAAGCCGAGACACGTGAAGTCTGCCGTGAGGGCGGTGGAGAAGTCGGTCGGGAGCGTGGCGCTGGATGCGGCGGAGAACGCGTAGCCGCCAGCGACGCCCTTGGTGGTCGAGACAGCGGCCACGCTGTTGTTGCCAGTTGCCATGTTGTGTCCAATCTGTATGAAAAGACCCCCGCGCTAACGGGGGCCTTTTGCCTGGTGTTGCTTGTTGCCTAGACGCCGTGCAGCGCGGTGCCGAGCGCGGCGGACTGCTTTGCCAGCAGCCCGCGGTTGACCCTGCCCGTGCGGCCGTCCATCGCGCTTGCGCCGACCCACCCGTGGGCCGAGACGGGGCCGATGTCAACCCCGCTGCCGAACCTGAGGCCGCTCACTGACTCCGCGCGGTACTTGGCACGCTCGGCGAGATACCCGACCTCGCGGGCGACGCCATCGCTCTTGAGCACGGTGCGGAAGCCCGCGCCCACGAGCTTTACCTCGATGTGCTCAGCCATTCGCGGACTCCATGTTCCCGTAGTGCGGGGCGGCGAAGGACGCGAACGCCGCGACTCCGAGCAGACGCAGCTCGGACTTGCGGATGTAGAGCTGCCCGACGGGGTTGCCCCACGTCCACGTGTTCGAGTAGCTGGAGATGCTCTGGATGGCCTGCGGGGTCTGGCCGAACTCTTCGGCGGTCTGCGACGCAAGCGCACGCTCCACCATCTGCGCCACGACGACGCGGGCGGCGTCGGAGTCGATGTCGCGGCCCTTGCAGGCTTCGCGCACCATGAGCGACGCACGCTCGATCATCTTGTTCGCGACGTTCTCGTCCAGCACGGTGCAGGCAAGGTCCTCGATGGAGCAGTACAGGTCCATTTAGACCCCCTTCTTCGCCTTTCGGCGCGGCGCACGCGTCTGCTTCGGCTGCTCGGCTGCTGGTGCCACCAGTCCGCAGCCCACGAGCTGGGAAGCACGTGCGTCAGCGCACTCGAAGCGCTCGCCCATGGCGCGCAGCACGTTCTCCTGCGCGTCATGGAACGTCTGGATGGTGATAACGGTCACTAGGCGCCGATGGTGGCGGCGATGATGTGGGTCTTGACCTGCGGCACGACCTTGGCGCCGCCGAGAACGACGATCTCCATGGCGGCGTGGTCGTCCTTCGGGGCGTGCTTGACGGCGATGATGCCCGACTGGTCGGTGGTGAAGCCAGCGCCGATGCCCTGGACGTCGGCGGACGCGACGACCAGGTTCTCCTGTGCGGTGGCGAACACCTTGGCGTCGGGCAGGCCGGGAACGACGATGAGGTCGCCGAGGCCGAGGAAGTTAGTCAGGTAGGACAGGCCGAATGCGGTCTGCATGGTGATGTTAGCGGTGCCGAGGTAGCCAGCGGCCACGGTCGGGGAGCAGAAGAAGACGGGGGTGGTGGCGTAGCCGTCACGCACCTCGTTCAGCTTGGCCCAGCCGTTGGCGCATGCAGCCTGGAACGTGGTGCCAGTGACGGCGGTGGTGCCGGTCTGGGTGAGGGCGGCGGCGAAGATGCCCTTGAGGTCGCCCTGCATCTGGGCGCGGAGGACGTTGTCCTCGTGGGTAACGGCGGAAATGCCCTGAGACTGAATGGTCTCGAAGCCGACGAGGGCGCGGTACTTCTTGTAGGTCAGCTCGACCAGCTCGGCGGTGCCGGTGAAGGTGGACGCGGGAATCTCGGCGGCCTCAGCAACGTCGCCGCTCTGGATGGTGCCCGCGACGGCGCGGGTCTTGAGGGCGGTGCCGATGGGCAGCACCTGCCAGTTGGCGGCGCCGAGGACGGCGCGGAGGTTGGCGTAGTCGTTCGCGTAGGCGTCGGCGAAGTCGATGGAGGCGGCGCCCATAATCTCGGTGAAGTTCACGCTAGTGGTGGCCATGGTGGCTCCTTACTCGAAGAGGTTCTTGTTCTCGGCGATTGCGCGAAGCCGCTCGGCATCGTCCCTGATTGCCATGATTTCGGCACGGGTGCGCGTCGGCGGCGGCGTCTCGCCCTTGTCAGTGAGGGTCGGGTACTTGGGCATCGCAGCCATCTGCTGCTGCAGGAACTGGGCGTTCTCTTCCACGTCCCCAGCCATTCGCTCGAGGAGCGCCGCGTCTACGCCGTGCGCCGCTGCCGCCTGTGCGACTTGCTGCTGGCGTGTGCGCTCGCTCTCGAGCTGCTCGAGCTGCGCCCTTAGCTTGTCCCTTTCCTCCACCGCCTTCTCGAGGTCGCTCTTGGCGGCTTCCTGCGCAGCGTCGAACTGCGCGGCCTTGGCCTTCACGTCCTCGTAGTCGGCGTACTTTGCGCGTTCACGCTTGAGACGGTCGCCGATGATTGCGTCCATCTCGGCCTGCGTGAACGTGCGCTCCGCAGGTGCGCCCTGCGTCGGCGTGTCGTTGGTCTCGGGCATGTCTGCCCCCTTCCCCGCCTTTGGCGGTCGTCATGTCCGCGACAGGCTCGCGTAGCCATGAAGAAGGCCCCGCAGGGCCTGTTCATCAAAGTGGGATGATTCGCGGCGCGTCCAGCTGGCCGTCGCGCTCGTAGTCGCGTGGCGAGTACAACTGCCCGACGCCAGAGGAGTCGGTCTTGCGTGGCGCTGCCGCAGGAATCTGCGCGGTGGCGTGCGGGTGCTCGTCCACGATCTCTCGCTTGCGGCGCTCGCACTCGGCGCGGTCAATCTCGCCGCGCTCGAGCTTAGCGTCCACGCTCGCGAGCTCCTTCCACACGCGGTACTGCTCGTCCACGTCCACGCCCTCGACGTACGAGCTGCCGTGGATGCCAGCGATGATGAGGCAGTTGCAGCCGCGGTGGTCGGCATGCCCAGCCGATTCCTCGGAGCGGTAGGCGAAGCCGCGCGAAGCGAGCATCATGCAGTAGGTACAGGTCTCGGCGCCCGTCGGGACTCGCGCAAACGCGATGTCTCCCGGCTTGAGCGCTTCCGGGTAGCGCCGTCTCGGGCGTCTCGTGCGGTCTGTGAAGCCCTGAAACGCCGTCGGTTGGTGGAGCTGCCCGAAGTTGCGGTTGGCGTAGGTGGTGCCGAGTCCGCCTTTCGTGACGTATCGGTTGTCCCTCTCGGCGTTGCGCATGGTGGTCTGGTTCGCGCAGCGGCGCACGTAATACTGGGTCATGGAGTCCACGGAGTCCAGGTAGCCGTCCACGTCCCCGTCGATGACCGACTGGACCTGATAGCGCACGGCACGCTCCACCGACTGCTCGGGGTCGGCAAACGATATCTCGGCGCGCGGGACGTCCACGCCCGCCGCCGCCATCGTGTCGTCGTAGAGGTCTGCCGCGCAGGACGCCGCGGCCTCGCCGTAGGTCGTGACGTGTCGCGTGACGATGCCGATGGTGGCCTCGCGCACCTCCTCGATGGTGGCGTCTGGGTGCTGCGCCATCCACCTGCCCGTCTCGGTGCGTGCCTTGCTGCCGCCGCGACGCTGCGCGGACTCGAGCATCGCGCCGTACGCCTGGACTTCCTGCAGGCTAATGCCGTACTGCTTCTCCATCACTCAGCTCCGAGCAGCATCGTCTGCCGCATGTCGGCGCGCTGTCGGCGGCGCTCGCCGTCGATGCGCGCGATGGTCGGCGCGTCGAAGCCCAGCATCTCGTAGAACACCTGCGTGCCGGCAAACGTCGGGTCGGCGCTCGCGATCTTCACGGCGGCGTCGGCGGTGGACGCCTGCGATGGCATCGCGGGGTTCATGAAGTGCGGCATCACGTCCAGCTCCTCGTCGGTGAGGTCGCGCAGCGACTTGTTGCCGGCAATGGCCTGGGCCATGAGCGCCATCTGGTACAGCGCGTCGCCGTTCTCGCGGTTGAGGTTCTGGGCGCGGATGATGAGCTTCTCGTTGGACGCGGCCAGCGCGTCGGCGCTCGTCGGGTTCGCGTCGTTCACAACGCCCGTGTCGGTCACGGACAGGCTCGTCACGCTCGCGAATTGGGTGGCCAGCATGCGCAGCATCTCGACGTGCGGCGCGATGGTGCCCTGCGCGAGCTGCCCGAACTGCGGCATCTCGCCGTTCTCGTCGCGCGTCGCGAGGAGCAGCGAGCCCGCGTAGGTGCGGAACTTCTCGGAGATGAGCGCGTCGTACTGCTCGTCGGTGATGCCCAGCAGGTACTTCTGCGGGCTCGTGGCGAACTCCAGCGCGATCGTGGCGAGCGCCATCGTGCGGATGTACCCGCGCGTGAGGTCGCGCACGGGGCGCGAGATGCGGCTGCGGCCGAACGGGCGCGACGTGGTGTCGCTCTCGGATGACATGGCCATCATGAGCGGGCGCCCCATCGCATGCGGGAACTCGACGGCCCGCCACATGGGGCCGTCCTGCTCGCGCATGATGACCCACACGGCATCGTCGGTGTACATGTTCACGGCTGACGGGACGGTGCCGCCGTTTCTGGTGCGTGCGGTCTGCATGATTGCCAGGCCAGCGCTCACACGCTGCAGGCCGCCGTCCCAGAATGCCGTGGCGGTCTCGCCGCTGTGGAAGCGGATGGA